GTGATGCTTCTCGAAGTAGGTCTCTTACTAAATATTCCCCTCGACTGCCTTTTGCTCTTGAATCTACCATTCTAACCTACTTTGATTGTCGTCTTTGACAACTTGAACTTTTGTGAGAAGAGGATGGCTCCAGCCGTGACTAACAAGATAAGTATTGAGAAACTCCTCTTTTAAAAGAACTTCTACTAGCTTTTCTCGTCCTTGTTCGTCTAGAACATTAATTACTTCGTCAAGAAAAAGAACGTTGATTTGTGACTTTGAAATACTACTCATAAGTTTGCGAATCGCAATCAGTGTAGCAGTATTCACTCTTGCCAACTCACCGCTAGAAAGAGCACTAATATCAACTTCCTTTCCGTTATCAGTAATGTTTACATTGAGCTTGTCATTTGAAACTGCAAACTCCAGCGTAAATCGACCGTCTGAAAGCTCTGCCAGATAAGTATTTGTCAACTCTTCGAGTTCCTTTACAAGATTCTCAATTTTATACGCTAACAAACCATTTGTAGAGAATGCTTTTTTGAGAAGCTCCAGATGCATCGCTGTAGTTTCTACACTCTCTAATTCTGACTGTGCTTTGTTTAACTGGCTTACGAATTCGTCGGTCTGCTCTTGAATGACGGAAATACGAGTATTCATTCGTTCTCGCTTTTGATTCTCGTCAATCAGTTTTTTCAGCCTGGATCGAGCTTCTGTAATCTTTTGTTGAAGAGCATCATACTCTTCTTGTAACTCGTCTGCATTATAGAGTTCTACAGGCAGAGAGTGATCAATTGCAGAATACAGTTTCTCAAACTCGCTCTCTAGCTTTCTCTTCTTCTCAAAGAGTTCGTTATTTTGTTTAATCTCTTCCACACGAGCATAAATCTCTTTTGCCTGCTCTGTAAGTTGTGCAATTTTAGATTCTTGCTCTGAGACAATACCTGACTTAAATTCTTCGTCAATCTCTTGTCCACAAGTGTAGCATTGATTACCTAGTTTCTTCGTTTTTTCAAGAACAGTTTCCGCAGCCTTTTTCTCTGCTCGAATCGCTCCAAGCTGGCTTGTCTCTTTCTCGTGAGATTGATACTCTGTAGCAGGTATCTTTGAAATCTCAGAGAAGTTTAACTTAGAAAGCTGATCTTTATAGTGATTATTTCTCGAAATTATTTTATTGTTTTTGGAAATATTTTCGATTTTAGTCGAAAGACTACCGAGTAACTTCTCGTCATCTTCCGTGTCGATAGAAATTTCGAGCAGAGGCTGTGCCTCTGTAGTGCTCAATTTATTATCGTTCAACCACTTTTCAATGGTATTAATTTGCGAAGTCAAGCTAGTGACTTCAATGTTTACGTCTTTTGCCAGCTTTTTGAACACTTCAAAGTATTCAACGTATTCATCAAGATTCAACAAATCAATCAGAAACTTTTTTCGATTAGTATCTGTTGCCGTCAGAAATTGAAGACTCGAGTTTGTGTTCTGGTAAACTAGCTGACTAAAGGTTTTGAAGTCGATGCCAATAACTTCCTGAATCGACTTGTAAGTATTTGTAGCTGTATGAGAAGAAATATCCTCTCCGTTCTTTAGAAACTTTACTTTAAGAGAAGACTTTCGATCTAAATCAATTTCATACTGGTCTGCATCTTTTGTGAATGTTAGATGAATTGAATACCCCGCATTTACATAACGATTGGGTACATCGGCTTTCTTTACATTCTTTGAATTTTTGTTGTAAAGAATCTCTTCTAGTATAAGAGGAATAGACGACTTTCCCACACCGTTAGTACCGACAATTTGTGTCAGGCCGCTCTCCTGTAGGTCCATTGTGTTGTTTGGACCATAAGAAAAGCAATTACTCCACGTTAACTTGTTTAGCGTAATCACTAAAAACTCCAACAACGTCTTTCACAGTGGTTTCAGGAAGTTCAAGAATATAGAGTAAGTACTCCGACAGCTCTTCTTGAATTGTCATTCCTTTATCGAGAAGTAACGTAGCTTCAGAACTACGTTTTACCACTTTCTTATCGAGAAGTTCTGACGACTTCACGTTTGCGAGTTCTGCCAGATCGCCTTCGATTTCGTAAATGGTATGATGGTATTCTGTAGGTACCATTTCATTCGGAGAAGTTACCGTTTTTCTCAGAAGCTGTGGAAGATCAAACTCTTTCCAGGACCACTCGGTTCCCTCTATCAGTAGATACCCCGTCGAGACTTCGGAGCGATGAAAGCTCGTCGTCATTGGAGACCCCGGATAGACTATGTTTCTTTGCGTATTTGAGTGAGAATGCAAATCTCCAGCGTAAACAATCGGAAAATCACTAAGACGATCCAAGTCAACCTCCGGCTTCACATGGGGAGGAATCTCGCCCCGAACATGAGTATAGAGAGGCTTTGACTTATTTAGTTCTTCTATATGACCTTTCTTATGTAGATCACAATAAGGAAGAATACTAAAGTCGTCATACTCTCGAGTTTCAGCTAACACCTCTACTCGAGGGTTGATTGCTTTTGTTACTGCTGCAAGATTTGTAAAGAAAGTTTGATTCTTTTTAGTAGCTTCGTGATTGCCGTCAAAAATAAGAGTCGGAACTCTTACTTCCCGAATAAACGAGAAGTAGAGTTCCAATTCTTCAAGAGTTGGCATACGGTCAAACAAGTCTCCACCAATGATGTGCATATCTACAGACTCGCTAATCTCATGTACTTGTTCAAAGAACATATTATAGCGATTCTTTGCCCAGGCTACTGGAACATTCTTTTGCCCGAGCTTAATATGCCAATCTGCGGTGAATAGAATCATTCGATATCGAACTCATCTTCAATGGACTCGTCAACTTCGTCACCTGCTTGATTCATTACGCGATCAAGCAGTTCTTTTTGTGCGTCGGCAGTAGGACGAGGAAGAAGCTCGTCAATCGACTTTGCATTTGCGATTGCATCACGCTCTTCATCGGTAAGAGGGCGAGGCTTGCACTTCAGCGGCTGAAACTGATATTCAACATTGTAAGGAAGCGGCCCCGTCTTGACACGCTTGAAATGAACATCCCAGCCAGTCTCAGGGTCGGTAGGATCGCCCAAATCTTCTGCGGCAAGCATAATCTGCTCAAGCAGCTTCTTCTTTAGATTAAGGACTTTGACTTCGCCGTCATTGGGGTCAATGCACTGAATTGCATAGCTCCAACCACACTTGAGGTCAGGATAAAACTCGCGAACCCAGTCTTTTTCCTTATTTGCAAAGGCTTCCGTTTCGCGATCAAAAGACAGACATTCCATCGGAATATTCTTGTCGTTGTCGCCCTTAATCCAGTATACATAGCGAGGAAGAATTCCGCCCACAAGACGAATCTTGTTATCACCATTCTTGTACTCATACTGCTTTACGTTGGACTTCTGAGCAGAACCTTTTGCTTTACCAAATGCTAGTGCCATGTTATTTTCTCCTAAGCGACTTCTTCGTATTTGAAGTGAACTTTGTCACTCTCTAGCCAAAGAAGCCTATTTTTGTCAATGATGTCTTTCTTCCCTTTGCAGGCCAGAAAGTCTAAGGTTGTGGTTTTGAAGGCTTTGTATTCGCCGTAGCTTCTCAAACTTGCTAGCCCAATATATTGAGCTAACTCTTTGTCTTCGTACTGCCTTCTAGTACGAAAAAGCATTTCTGGATTTACCAAAAAGCTGTCTCCAGCAAAGTTAATACCATAATACTTGTAGCTAGGGTCTTGCTTATTTTTTGGAGGAAGTCGATAAGTCAACAAATGAATTATCGTTAGTATTTCTCGAACCGACCCACCAGAGTATTTGTGTATTCTTTTCCAATTAAAAAGAATCATCGTACTGGCCGTGGTCCCAGTCATCTCCACCAAAAAGATCTTGATATTCGTCGTAAGAAGAAGGCTCCTGATCAATTTCCCAAGAAACATCTTCTTCTAGCGCATAACGGGCTCCATGAATATAGTCCTTATCCTCGTCACTGAGAACCTGCCAGAACTTTGACACACCCGCAATCATTTCTTCAACTACTTCTGGATCAGAGAGGTGAAGATTAGATTCCATTGCCTCTTGAAGGCGATCCATTCTTTCCTCAATTTTTTGTCTTAGACCTATCATGGGAACCTCATATTATATCAAAGAAGACCAAATTTGTCAAGAACTATTTTTTAGGAAGCACCCAGCTTAGGGCTTCAATCTTATCGCTCAAGGAAGCAATTTTGACAAGTTCTGACTCAATGGTTGCAACTACATCTGGATGCTCTGCTACACCCACAGAATTGCTGATTAGATTATTAATATTTTCAACGTGAAGAAGAATCTCAGTTTGATACTTCTCTTTTAGCAAATTTAGAATCCGAAGGTTCATATAGTTTTAATCTCCCAACCTTGCTTCATGTAGAAGCCAAGTCTATTTTTTGCCTGTTTTTGAGCAGTCTTACCCTTGAGTTGAATGTCAATAATAACAGGCTGTAATTTTCCTTCTTGCTTTCTTAGAACTCTTCCAACAAGCTGTGTTAGAAGTGGCTCATTATTGATTGGAGTCCCCAGAATGATACAGCTAAGCTCATTTAGAGAAATACCTTCCGAAAAGATACTTTGTGTTCCAAACAATATTTGTTTCTCTCCCGTTTTTATAAAAGACATGAGGTTTTCTCTTTGCTCATGCGGTATCTCACCCGTAACACTTATTGCTTTATCGCCTACAAGTTCGGCGCAGTTTTTCAAGAACCGAACTCGATCTGACACTACTAAAACCCTGTGTCCTTTAGCAGCGTAAGCAGCAGCCATAATTGCCACTGAGTGTTGATATTCTTCATTAAACGCGAGAGCGTTAATACGAGTTGCCCAAGGTATTCTAGCCCCGTCAGGAAATCTAACTTCACTCCGAATTAGGTGTACCTGTGGTACCATAAAG